ATATCAGTTCAGCAGTTAGATAGAAGTGATAATGTTATTCGTCATGCTTTGTTGCAAGACGCATGGCCTACAAACGTTGCTGAGATAGCTTTAGCATATGACACCGTGGATGTTGTAGAAGAATTTGATGTAACTTTTAGATTCAACTATATGCAACTTGGTGGTTCGGGAACCGCACTTGGTAGTGGTTCTGGTGCAGCAATCTTCACATAGGTAGAAAATGAAATAAAAAAGTTCTATTTGAATTTGTATAAATAATAGTATGGCAGAATTTTTTGGATTTGAAATAAATCGTAAGAAGGAGGACGCGGCGAAAGCTAAGTCTTTCGTCGCCCCTTCTGACGAAGACGGTACTTTAGATATCGCTGGTGGTGCTGGCTTTTTTAGCCAGTATGTCAACTTAGACAAAGCAGCGAAGAATGACTGGGACCTAATTCGTAAGTATAGAACAACCGCAGAAGCTCCTGAATGTGACCAGGCCATTGAAGATGTTATCAATGAGGCTGTCACAGCAGACGAGACAGACATCTCAGTAAAAATCAACCTCGATGGGGTTGACCTTTCCTCTAGTATTAAGAACAAAGTCACTGAAGAATTTACAGAAATTCTACGACTACTTAATTGGAAGAACAAAGGACACGATATATTCAGACGATGGTATATTGATGGTCGTCTTTACTATCATAAAATGGTAGATGAGAAAGCTCCTCGTAAAGGCATTACAGAACTCCGTTACATTGATCCCAAGTTCATTAAGAAGGTCCGGGTCATTGAGAAAGGAGATAATAAGAGCGGCGGAAACAACGGAGAAGTCTATTCGGGTCCTCTAGTAAAACGTGTACAAGAGTTTTTCATGTTTAACGAGGCTGGTGTTTATCCTGGACTGACAGGTATTGGCACTAACGCTACACAGAATCCTACACAAGGATTAAAAATTGCACCAGACAGTATTGCATATGTAACGTCTGGTATTTACAACCCCACCACACAACAGGTGTATGGTTTTCTACAGAAGGCCATTAGACCTACCAATCAACTCAGAATGATGGAAGATGCACTTGTCATCTATCGTATCAGTCGAGCACCAGAACGTAGAATCTTTTACATTGATGTAGGTAACTTACCTAAACCAAAGGCAGAGGCTTACCTAAAAGATATTATGAATCGCTATCGTAACAAGGTAGTGTATGATGGTACTACTGGTGAAGTCAAAGACGACAGAAACCAAATGTCTATGTTGGAAGACTTCTGGTTGCCGAGACGAGAAGGTGGTAGAGGTACAGAGATTACTACACTTCAAGGTGGACAGAACCTTGGACAGATGGAAGACGTAACTTATTTCAAAGAAAAACTTTATCGTTCACTAAACATTCCTGTTTCACGTTTACTGACAGACTCTGGTTTCAACATGGGTCGTGCGTCAGAGATAACAAGAGATGAGATAAAGTTCACGAAGTTTATTCAGCGTTTGAGAAAACGTTTCTGTGGTTTATTCCAAGACTTGGTAATGACTCAGTGTACCCTAAAGGGTATTATGACGATTGAAGATTGGGATATCCACAAAGAGAATATCATTTATGACTTCAATGATGACAACCATTTCTTTGAACTGAAAGATGCAGAGATTCTAAAGGACCGTATTGAACAGTTACAAGGTGTGAGTGAATACTTAGGCACATACTTCTCCGTTGAATGGGTAAGAAAGAATGTGTTGAAACAGACTCAACAGGACATTGATGAAATTGATAGACAGATAAAGGCTGAGAAGGAAGAAGAAATAATTGATCCGGAAGCTGGTACGAATATGGGTGGACCTGATGGTGGTTTTGGTGCGATGCCTGATGCTGATTTCCAGCAAGAACCACAAGGTGTACCTGGACAACCTGCACCAGCACCAGCACCTACGATGCCTGATGCAGATGACACACCACGGCGTCCAGAAAATCAAAACATATAAATATAGAAAACATGGGGAATTGTTATGGGTAAGAGAGAAGATAATAAGATAGCGAAGTCACAGGCGTCTGTGCGTGATATGGTAGACGCTGTTACTGCTGGAGATTTATCGGCTGCTGGTGATGCATTTGAGACACTTGTTGCTGCGAAAAGAGAACACGAATGGATGAATGCCAAACAAGATTTGGCGCGAAGTGCATTTGAATACGAGACAGTTGTTGCCCCCGAAGTCGATCCCACACCTGTAGACACAGGTATTACAGGAGATCCTGCGGAGCTAGAGGAAAAATAACAATGAAACTTATATCTGAACACGTTGAAGATATCGAATACATCACAGAAGCAGATGAGGATGGTAAGAAAAACTATCGCATCAAAGGTGTGTTCATGGAAGCTGATATAAAGAATCGGAACAACAGAATGTATCCGATGAATGTATTAGAAAAAGAAGTAGGTAGATACAATAAAGAATACGTTAATCAGAACCGTGCGTTTGGTGAACTGGGACATCCAGATGGCCCTACAGTGAACCTGGAACGTGTGTCACATATGATTACAAAGTTGTATCCAAATGGCAAACAGTTTGTTGGTGAAGCTAAGGTTATGGATACTCCGTATGGAAAAATAGTAAAGAATCTTATTGATGAAGGTGCCAAGTTAGGGGTTTCGTCTAGAGGTATGGGTTCGTTAGAACCACAAAGGGATATGCACGTTGTTAAAGATGACTTTTATCTAGCAACTGCTGCTGATATTGTCGCTGATCCGTCTGCGCCTAATGCTTTTGTAGAAGGTATTATGGAAGGTAAAGAATGGGTTTGGGATAACGGTATCGTCAAAGAGGTTGATATCGCTAAGTATCGAGCAGAGTTGCGGAAAGAATCTAAGAGATTAGAAGAAAAGAAGGTTGAAGTCTTTAAAAAGTTCATGTCTAACTTTTGAAAATAATAAATAACTAATATTAACAAAACAAACAGGGAGTTAATCCAAATGACAGACATCAATACTGAGCTTGAAACTTTTGCGGATGAATCATTCGTAGAAGAAGACCAGCTCACCGAGATAGCTGCAGACGCCCCCACGAAGAATGCTGGTGCTGCCATGCCACCTGAGAAGGTGCCTGGTGAGGTTCAAGATATGGGTCCTGCTGTTGTTTCTCCTGATGCCACTACGGATCCCGGCGATGCTGCGACGAAGAAAGCGAAGAAGGCCACACCACCCGGCAGTGCTGGTGGTAAAGGTCTACCTTCAAACGCTAAAGCGACAGCAGTTGGTGACGGTTCTGGTCCTATGAAGGCTGGTGCTCGTGAAGAGCTCGAGTATGAGGACGGGGAAGTTATTGCTGAGGAAGAAGTGGAAGAGGAGACAATAGAAGAACGTATTTCTTCAATGGATTTCTCTGATGACGCACAGGCACTTTCGGAAGGAGAGGATGATCTTTCGGACGAGTTTAAGAAGAAAGCCGCTACTATTTTAGAAGCTGCTATCAAGTCCAAACTACGAGAGGAAATGGAACGTCTGGAGGAGAAGTACCAAGAACTATATGTAAAAGAACTAGATGAGGCACAGAATGAAATGGCAGAGCAGGTAGATGGTTACCTTAACTATGTCGTTCAAGAGTGGATGAAGAAGAACGAGATGGCCGTTGAACATAAGATGAAAACGGAAATCGCGGACAGCTTTATCGCAGGCCTACGAGGTCTTTTTGAAGAGCACAATATTGCAATGCCTGATGAACAGTACGATATGCTTGATGCCGCAGCCGAAAAGGTTGATGAGCTTGAAGGCAAGTTGAACGAGTCCATCGAAAAGAATATTGAACTCACCAACGAAAATGGAGAATTTCAGAGAAATGAGATTCTTCTAGATGTTGCTTCTGATCTTGCAGATACAGAAGTAGAGAAATTTGCTGAACTAACAGAGAGTATTGAGTATCAAAGTGCTGAGAACTATCGAGAGAAAGTTACCACCATTAAAGAAAACTACTTTCCGAAAGCTTCTGTAAATTCAGATGACAACACAACAGCCGGAACAGAAACGGAAGACGAGATGGATGTGTCCGACAATATGGCTGCTTATTTGACTGCAATCACCCGAGGCCAGAAGCATGGAGTTGGCGCCGGGCGTGAGCGGACTACTTAATAACAACAATAATAGGGAGAAACTAAACAATGTTTCAAACGGAACACCTACAGGAAAAATGGCAGCCGGTACTACAGCATCCTGACCTCCCCGAGATCAAAGATGCTTATCGTCGGGCCGTTACTACTGTAATCCTAGAAAATCAGGAAAAAGCTATGCGAGAGGATTCTGAATTCCTTTCAGAAGCTACACCTGCAAACAAAACAGGCTCGGGTATCAGCAATTGGGATCCAATCCTAATCTCGCTGGTTCGTCGTGCCATGCCTTCACTTATCGCTTATGATGTCTGCGGCGTACAGCCAATGACTGGTCCTACTGGACTTATCTTTGCGATGAAGGCGCGTTATACC